CTGACCAACCAGGCGATCCTTGAGCGTATCAAGTACACCAGTGCCGATTCTATCGACACCGACGTTCTTGCCCGCTACTTCGGTCTTGAGCGTGGTCTGCGTGTAGCCGAAGGTCGTTATCTGGCCGCCGATGGTACCCTCCAGCCGGTGTTCCCCAGCAACGGTATCCTTCTGTTCTACAGCCCCAGCGGTCCCTCTGATTCTATCATGCCTGCTGGTGGTGCTAACGCCGCAACTCCTGCTTTCGCATACACGTATGTTAATAACATCGTTCCATTCCAACGAGTTAGATGCGTGGTTTGACGGTAACGTCAAATTACCTGCCTGATCAGCAGGTCAATGGGGTGAATTGCTGGGAAGCCTGACGGTTTCGCAAAACGAAACACAAGGTAATCAGCAGCCAAGTTTACTACGTCGAACTTCCCTCCTATAATAGAGGGGTAGTAGTAAAAAGGTTCAACGACTAGACGATGAGTATCGACAACAATAACTCGTCCACGAGTGCCCCACTCCTTAAATGCTTTTATAGAAACAAATACGAAAGGGTTTACTGGGATCTAATCTCCGTAATACCTTCAAACAAACCAAGAACCTATAAAACTGAAGAACACCACATTGTCCCTAAGTGTATGGGTGGACACCCAACCAGTAAGGACAACTTGTGCTACCCAACCCTTAGACAGCACTACATTCTGCACCGGCTTCTAAACAAAATGTTCCCAGAACATGAAGGTTTATACTACGCCATCTTTAGAATGAGCAGTTCAGGTAAGAGCCGGGATTATGATTACCTAAGATCCAACTATGTTAGATCCAAGTCCCATAACCAGAAGATTGCTCAAGCCTTAAAGGGAGTCCCTTTATCAGAGGACAGAAAGAGGAGGATTTCTCAATCGAGATTATCATCCGAAAAACTGCTCAGAGGGGCCAACCACCCAAACTCCAGAAAAGACTTGGAATCCATAAAGGATGACATAAGGGCTATCTGGATTGATAACGGCAAACCAGGGGACATAGCACTAGGCCAACTCTTGGGTCTAGGAACTAAAAAGAACAAGTACAGGTGTAAAACTCTTCAGAGGTTTATAAAAGAATTTAGGGAAGAAGATATAGTCTGAACTTCCTAGAAATAGGAAGATGTAAAAGATAAAGAACTTTTACGATAACACATTTGATCAACTCACTGGAACTCCTTCCGTGCGTCCTGAGTATTATGTGCGTGAGCGCCGTGTGGTTCGTGCTGAGATCACCGTCGAGCGTGTAGTTAACCTGGTTGGTCTTGGTGCAACCGGTCTTATCGGTTCTGGCTCAATGATCACCGACATTCTTTCCTGATAAGGAAGGAATTACCAATAAGGAGGTGCTCACATGGCTATCCTCAGTCCGATTACAAAGTCACAATACGAAGTGTCCTTTGTAGCCCCAGGCGGTCCAACACTGATAGCAACGTTCACAAAATTTAGCGGAATCAAGGATTCCTCAGATAGCAGCGAATACGCCAATGGTACAGGTAACAGGCTCTACCACTTGGTAGGTCCCAGAAAGGCGGATAACGTCACTCTCACTGCCCCGTACGATCCCACGATCTACAAGCAGCTTGAGAAATTCTGGCTCAGTTATAACTGTGAAGAGATCACCATTACTATCACTCCTAAGGACTGTATCGGTAACGGCTCTGCTCCGGCAGGTGGTCTATACACTTGTTACGGTTGTAGGTTCGTCTCAATTAACACTGCTGAAGTCGATCGTGAAAGCGGCGACGTCCAGGAAATTGAGGTAGAGTTTACAGTCAACTCTTGGGACAGAACCTGATTTCTATACAACCCTGATAACCAGCCCCGCTTCGGCGGGGCTTTTTTATTACCGACTTAGATGATGGTGGGGGTAAAAGTAAACAGCATAATGAGATTCGCTAGAGTATGGCAAAGACGACGTTCAGCACCGGAGTCATCGTAACAAGTGCATGGTTGAATGGTGCTAAGGAGATTAGGTTTGACGGTCAAGACTTGGATTGGCACTATAACCCCCTGGGGTTAGAATCCTTGATTCTGAAGGGGCCGAATGGTTTAGACTCCCGGTACGTGACTTTAGGGACTGATCAGCCCGGATTATCCTCCGCAGGTATTTACATCACCGGGTACCCAATCTCGGGTAATAAAGTATTTACAGGTAAGGTAACATTTGGTTTCGATCCAGACCAAAACCCATCCATAGATGATGGTAACGGTATCAATGCCCCCTTAAGCTACCTAACAAACGCAAAATATGAGTATGCGAATGGGGTCTATCCTCCATCTGTTGCAGATAAGTACCAAGCCTTAACAGACAACGACGTCATTACTAAGGGGGTACTGGTAGACCAATTTGATACCCTAGTCATTGATAACGGAACATACTGAGATAACACACCATGCCCAGGTATTCACCCCTTCCTTCGGTCTCCATCGACCCTAGAAACGAAGCTGATCTGGTTCAGAGATCGGCTCAAGTTGTCTATGAGGCGTCCAACAAAGCCCTTAATGACTTCAGTGCTGGAAACCCTCTAGCGGCTTTACTTGAGGGGCAAGCTTTTGCCCAAGGGGAGTTTCTATACTGGGCAAACCAACTACCGGACAAAATCCTTATCGAGTGGATCGGCCCCTTCCTGGGAGCCATGAGGAGGTTGGGAACTCCTGCCACGGCTCAACTAACTGTAACAACAGTTCCCAGGGATACAGCGGTAGTGGTTCCTGCTGGCTCCTCTTTTTTCACAGACTCGCAGAAGACTGGGGGCCAGAGTTTCGAGTTCATTTCCTACACAGATCTTGTAATACCCGCAGGGGAATCTGAAGGGAAGGTTTCAGTTTTTTCTAAGTACGTGGGGTCTCTCTATAATGCTCCCTCTAAATCCATTACGAATGCCGCAAACACCAGCAATGTAACCTTATCAGTTGTAAACCCTAAGCCTGCTGTTGGGGGAAGCGATGTAGAATCTTTCCAACAAGTTCAAGAAAGATTTTTCACTTTGATAAGGAGGAAGAATCCTGTTAGTGAGACAGACTGGCAGGACTTCTTTATTGATCTTTACGGAGTAGGGACGATAACTTCTGTCCAACCTAACCGCTCTAGCAAAGCCGCTTATAGCTATGAGACTGACTACTCCTTGCCTAATGGCCAGGTTTCATTTTTTGTTCTAGGGGCAAATGGACTAGAGCTGACCGAAGAGCAGCTCAAGGTAGGTCAAAACGCCGTTAACTTCTCGGTACCTATCGAGAACCAAGGACACCTGTTCCCCATAACCTTGAGTCAGGTACAGTATGACCTTACCGTTGAAGTAAACCCAAACGGGAGTTTTGGATCAAACTTTAAGCAAAGTTCCTTAAATTTTAGAAACTTACTGTTCTCTGTCCTTCAACCCAACTCAGTCTTTCCGGCCACAATAAACCCTACTGTTAGTGATATAGACGCAGCGTTTTACTCAGGTTTCTCCGCAAACACAAGGTTCATTGACCCTCACATTGTAAGTTCTTCCGCCTACAACACTCCCAACTCCCTGGCCAAAGAGTACGCAACCTACACTAACGTTTATGAGTTCTCCCCCGCTGATAACCTGCTATCTGTAAATGATCTTGTTAAAGTGGACTCCCCGAACCCCTCTTTCTACCCAGTTCTGTCGGACTTCACCCCCTACTCAACGGATAAGTACGACCAAACCATCTACGGAAACATAGTTCTTAAGCAAATCAAGTATGCTACAACAGGGTACTTTGAGCTGGGGGACGTGGTTTACTACGACGGGTCTTTAGACAATGCTCAGCAAGGTCTTCACGTAGTTTTAGAGAATATCTCATTGCTGAACCCATCGGACATAATCTTGGCTATACAGGCTGGTAAGCTATCTAGTGTAAAAACATACAGCCCATGGTCAGTGGGAAACTACTATCAATACTCATTGAATGGTATCATAGACCCAGAAATCATAGAGTATGATTACACTAGTAATGAGTTTGTACCCGCCACACCAACCTCAGTACCCCTTAACAATCGACCAGGTGCCTTAGTTTGGCTAGTCTCTCAAAACTTCACCCTTCAGCCTGCGTCTAATGACATAACCGGTGCCCAGGCTTCGTTCAAGCTAGGTGCCCCAATCACCACTTATGAGCTAACTCCAGGGAATAACTATACGGCTGGAACCTGGGTTTACACACCCCAGGTAGGTAGCGGACCTAACCCCGCAATAGACCCCAACTACTACTATGTTGACATTCTAAAAGGTGCTGTTGTCAAGTATGCCTACGTGGTATCGTCATTTACGTATAGCCCCAATCTTGAAACTATAAGCAATTACTTTGATTCGCTGGTTGGGGAAGGAATAATCAATGAAGTTATTGTTTTTGACGGGAATGGGGGTTTGCCCATCTGCAAGTATAAACCTAGATTTGATTGTGGTCAGTACCTGGAGTATAGGGAATCATCCTCTAGCGATCCCAGCTATTACATGGCGGCCCTACCCTTCACCCCCGACTCCAATCAAGTACAGGATCTCCTTGACGAGGGACTAGTTATCAACTTGGCACCCACTCCCGACTTATTTGCACAGTTCACTTCTGAGGTAAAGAGCGGTTACTCTGGGCAGATAGAAAAGCTTTCTATTGTTTTTGGAGGTTCAGGTTATACTAACGGGACTTACTATGACGTGCCTCTGGTGGGTGGTTACGGAACATTGGCTACAGCTAATGTTATTGTGTCTGGAGGGGTCGTCTCCTACGTGTCGGTTAACGATCGAGGGAAAGACTACAGAGTCTCTGATTCTCTAACCATAAGTAATGCCTTCCTTGGTGGAGCTGGCGTGGGTCTAGTCCTCTCAGTCTCCAGCATTCTTGCAGATAACCAAAACCCTCTGACAACTCCTGTCAGAATGTTCACTTTCTTTAAGGGGGACAAGACTTTTTTCCGTAATGGGAGCAAAATACAGTCATACACCGCCACCTCATCTGTAACCCCCTTGTTCAACTTCGAGGTATACTACAACAACAAAATATTCGTAGAAACATCGTTCTCAGAGGTTGGAAGCCAGTCTTACGAGGGATCAATTCCATACTATAATCCACTATACTCAGATTTCGCAGAAGACACCTTAATAGACATTGACGGAAGAAACTATTACAGGGTAATGAGGGCCTTCACCCCTCCGACCACTGTAACCAGTTGGTCTGGGTCTCAAAAGACTAACTCCTGTCGTTATGAAGAGTTCACCGGAAACTTGCTGAGGTTTGTTACTAAGTACGTCTGCGAGGAGCCTGTTCTCCCTCAGTTCGGAGATGAAACCTCCTCCATCAAACTCGGTGTGGCCCAAATAACCATCATTCCCAAGGACACGATGATGGGAAATAACAAAAACCAGAGAATCGTTTACGTTTGGGAAAATACCCAGTCCCTGGTGGAATCCCCTGAGCTATCCTGGTACACGGGGACCTCCTTCCAGTTTTCTCCACCCAACTATAGAGAGGGGACATTAGCACTATGAGTCAAAATCAGAGTTCAATAAACGGTGGCAGGGAGACTATTGTAACCAACTCTGCCCCTAAGTTTGGGAAGTTCCTATCTAGGCAGTACGCTGAGGTCAAAAGGCTGGAACCCATTCCGACAGAGTGGAGAGTGGGTGGAAGGCCGGTTTATGACAGGTTGCCATCAGCCTCAGAAAGGTACAAAGTAAACTTTTCTTATGATAACAACCTAGCCTACACTTACATTCCTTACGGAGGGGCACGAACAGGGTCTGGGTCCATGTATGTGCAAACGTCTGGAGATAACAAGTATCTGGTCATACAAGGTGGTAATATTGTTTGGGAATACGGCACGCTGCCCACGATACCTGTAGTCATAGACCTAGAACTTCTGGGTATGGGCAGTGCTAAATACCTTCTTGCCTATCAACTTTATTACGACGACTCCCCGATACAGGCCCAGTATTCCGTTACCGGGATGCCTTTGAGCGGGTTTACAATGGACATTCGTAGCAATACTGACAACGTATTAGGGTGGAGATACACTCCGCAATATGCCTTTTTAGGTCAGAGTGATAGGTATTGGAGTAACTATGACGGGTTATTCCCGTCTTACAGTCAAGATGCCACCCTTAGCTGGCAACTGCCGTTACCGTGCGCATTCTCAGAAATCCTCCTCAGGTGCCCCTCAAACACAACCCTAACGGGAACAGCCACCCTATCCTACATGACTTGTCCCGATGAAGGTGAGGCTTTTTGTCAGACCCCTGAATGGACGTTTGAGGAGACAGTCTCTGTTTTGGAAGATTCCGGCGGTCAATACTATAAATTCACTTTAGATGAGCCCCCTGTTTGCAAGGGTTGGAAAGTAGAGTGGTCTGACCCTAGGGTATCCATAAGCAATGTATTTGTCACTGGCACCGTGACCCAGATGAAAAAACCAGCAACGGCCTATACCAACTTTGACTTAGTGGCTTACCCGGTCAATGCCATTCCTACAAAGTTCACCAACAGTCTGGGGGAAGAGGTTCCACTTGTCTTATGTAAGTTAGCTTATGTGGACGTTAACTCTGCCTTTATAGTAGAGGGCATTCAAGACATAAGGGAAATAGTAAATACTAGCTACGAGCCCATAGCCGACTGGTTGACCAGGACTTGGGATAACAACTTAATCTACCTGTATGGTCAAGTTTCTAATTACCCGCAGACGTGGATGAATCCCCAAACTGCAATGGTCGGTGAGTATGTCGGTTTGGCTGAGAGCGACGTGATACTAAACTTTGATAAATGCCCCGACCCGGCTTACCAGGAGTATTGACGGGTAAAGTTCATTTAAGAATTTGTTAGTAAATGGCTATTTATTCCCCAGACTTTAACGTCAATAACTACGAGCTTAGGGGAGATACCGAAGGTTTCTTTAACTCTACACAGGTAGGTAAGATTATAGATGCCAACATAAGGATTCCCGCCCAAATGAACTGGATAGGCCAGCTTTTGGGGTGGAGGGGGGATAACTATTGGGACTCTTTTAACGCCTCCATAGATCAAAAGAGACAGCTTTTAACGGGGTCTTTTGGTGTGTATAGCGGGTTCATTTACCCGGAAATACTAGAGATTAGGAACTGGAGTAACGAGGTTATCATAAAATATGACTCGAACATTTCCGAGGGGCAAGTCTTCCACGTAGGGATATACGAGTACACGCCCTCTTCAGTAACAAAGGATGGTGACACTTTAGTAATAACTTTTGATTCTATTCCGACCCAATTCCTATCTGATATATCGACTGGTTTGCAGCTTAGGGTAATAGCCCCTTCGGTCATCCCCTCACCCTTCGTAAGAAAGGATGCAGGAGTTTCAGCAGATAGGAGCTTCTTGTGTGGCATCGAGGGTGAGAAGATAACCTTGTACCCCCTATACGACACTGGCAAAACTCTTCCGTACGTCTTCAATACCCTGTACGCAGGTTCACGTTACTACTTCAATCTACCTGTAAAACTCATCATATATGATGACCTTAACAAGGTCATATTTATTGCCCCTACCTACGACTTTGTTTCCGAAACGTGGTACATTGATGTTCCCTGCGAGTCTTCCAAAAAGAACACAGAACTTTCAGCTAAGCTAGACTATGAGGGTTCTTCCCTCGTCGTGTCCATTGCTACATGGTCCGACCCATCTGACTGGGTAACCAAAAATAAAATAGAGCAGTTTACCGGGGTTTGGGGGAATAAGGGGGGATTCCTACCTTTTCACTTCACCTTTGACTCTTTGTCCTTACATGGGTTTGACGAGAGAAAGTCTCTGTATTTGCAGCCCGTAACAAGGGACATAGACTTTGACATTCTCCTGAACTCTGTGTACCAACAACAGACGCAGGTGAATAGTTTGCCACCCCCCATAACCCGTAAGTCTCAAGTGTGGTGGAACTCTCAAACAGGCAAGTTCTCTCTACATGTGGACGACTCCTTCAACTGTGGGCCCTGGGTGGAGGTAGATTACTCGTCAAATGAGGAACAAAGTCTGTTCCCAGATTATATCTTTCCCAATGTTTCGGGGTTTAGAGACTACACAGATGACTTCTCAGTTGGGGACATTGTTCAGATTACAGACTGTTCTGGTTTAGATGCTTTGGACGATGTATTGGGGATTACCACCCCTTTAACATCTCCTGGTCAGGTTATAATGTTCAGGCCGAGGTGGGCTACAGGGTGGTTTCCGCTACAGTTCATTTACAACAATGTTGGAGATTTTGCTTCCGATAGCCAGGCTCTGCCCCCCAACGTAAAGACATCCATTATCGACTCAAACGGTTTAAGCCCATCGGAAGGGAGTTACACAGTTAGAAACCTGAGCATCACTGTATCAGGTAACTATAACACCCTGTTAATGAAGTATGAAAATGACGGAAGTTGGTATCTCTCCCCCCCGTCTGAGCTTAAGTACATAGGGGACACACGGCTATTTCAAAGTTCTCTGGATTATGATAACCCTGTGGAAGGAGAAATGGTTTGGGATTATAGCAACCCTAACGTGCCCACACGAACGGCCTCCATTTTCTACTACAATAGGTGGGAGTACAACACTATAACGTTTGAGTGGGAGCTGAAGGGGGACTGGGTCAACGTCAATGGCGGGAATGTAACTGGGCCGCCTCCATCCGTCATTGAGTTTGGCACCATTCTGGTCTATTGCGACGGTACCTTGCTAACAGACGGGGTAAACCATCTAACTAATGACTTCCAGTTTTCTTATACGATACACCCTACCACAGGGAAATTTGAGTTTAGTTACGTTCCAAGAAACTATAGCGGAATGGTTAGTTACCCCCTAATTACTATATCTGACTCCTTAACAACTTCATTTTTCCGAGACATTTCTGAGTTAGTATTTAGTGGCCTTCAGTATTACATGTCCCCCAACGTGAGTGACAGTGAGACCTTGCTCAGGGTGATGAAGGACTACCCCATGTACTGCACAGATGACAACTCTGCCTACACAAGGCTCAACTACCCTAACGCCTTGGTTGCTGATGCAAACTCAGGTCCCCTAAGTCTAAGCTGGGAGAGGTACTTCATTAGACTAGCCCCGTCATTCCAAAGAAATGGGGTAAATTGGCAGAAGGTAAACCTGATTTGCCAAGACTTTGGCTACTGGGGATCCCCTAGCTATCCAGAAGACATGTCATGCCCATCTCAGGAATCAAAACCAGAGATTTACGAGGAGGTCTTTCTATTCAGGCAAGGGCTACCCCCTTCCAACATCATATACTCAGAGCCTTACCTCTACTCTACAGCTTTACCATACTTTGTAAATGTAGAGGACTATGAGAATGCTGCTCTCCTTCCGTCATTTGACCTACCTTACGATACCTTCTCAGAAGCAGATATTGTAGAGTATGACGCCCTACATGAGCGTAGAGCTGACACTTCTGCGCCAATGGGGAGAGGGTACGGAGACTGGAAGGGGGAGTATTTCCGAGCGGCGGATTGCTCATTTGTCACAGGGCACGTGGTGAATGACATCGTGTCTGAGACTCTGGATCCCGTTGACCCACCAATCTGGGACTCCAGCATCTATAAGTTTCCTCAAACTTGCCTAATGGACAAGGAGTCAGGGTCAGTAGATGCCAATCATTTTAAGGTAGGCTACGCATTTTTTGCTGCCGACCTTTCCGCCGCAGAAGAGGCCGTGTTTACTTTCGGGTAAAACTTATCACAATTCATTTTCGCCATGCCTAGAAGAAAAAAGTCCGTTGTTGAAGGTACTGCCAGTATTGCAGATACTGCGGAAGACCATGAAGGTTTTGAGGAGGTGCCAGAGATTGACGTAGTTGAGGGCACTGAGAATACCGAGGGTTTTGAGAACACAGAGGAAATGTTTGAGGAGGTGCCAGAGATTGACGTAGTTGAGGGCACTGAGAATACGGAGGAAACTGAGGAGATTGAATCACCAGTTGAGGTGAGTGAAGCCGTCAGCGAAGCCGAGGCCCAGATCGTCATTGAACCGGAGAAAAAGGTGACCCCCGTGCGTCAACCTAAGAAGCCGAGCAAACCCAATGAAATCAAAAAGTCACAGTCTGGCAACGACAAGAAAAAACACTCAAAGAATCAACTCAAGTTTGTTAGATAATGGCATACTTCGATCCTAAAGACATTCCGGTAGTTAGAAAGATCGCAACGTTCTGCTCAGTAGCAGAAACTCACGCCAGATCTGCTGGTTTACCTAGGGGAACTGTAAGAGGAGTTGTAAAAGATGTTGATGACCCTCAGAATAGAGGTAGAGTCAGAGTTCTATTCGATTGCGTGAACCTCAACGTCCCCCAAGTACAAGACGGGCCGCCAAGGGAGGGGAATGGGGATCTACTGTCTCACTGGATTGACGTCTGCCCTGCGTTCGAGGGGAAGCAACCAAGGGGGTTGTTAGGAAAGCGGGTTAGTGTTGTGTTGTCCAATGGACAGTACCAGTACGCAATCCTGCAGGATGTTCTCCATGATAAAGAGAACTTGACAGAAGAAGCTGCTAGCAGGTTAGAGATGCCTAACAACAGCTCAATGACCAGGCTTCCTGGGTATTATGCAGATGAGATGCCTAAACCTTGTGAGGCAAACCACGGGTGTTGTGTTATCGAGAAAGACGGCCCAATGGACTCTGACTGGTTATCGGTTTGCATGAAGAGGGACGGGGGGTATTTCTGGGTCAGGCACGTTGATTTGTCACATGGTCATGCTGGTGGTAACGATGGTACCCAGGCTAACGACTCCCTGGGGAGTAGACAGAACCCCGTAATGATGGGTACAGTGGGTGACGGAGCCTTCCCCACTACGGCTCAACAGTTCAAACAAAACTCAGAGTACACTACAAGACCACAAGGTAATCCTAAAGGGGAAGATGCTCACTGGTATCCAGCCGTAGGGAGTGGTCAAGAGTATGAACCCGGAGAAGACTTTGACCTCCTTAACCCGGATCCAGACATTTCCTTAGCATTTGTAAGGGATGCTGCGGGTTTCCCTAGCCTTGACTTCTCCATCGCAGGGTTCGCCGCAAACCTAGATGTGGCCATTCCTACTGTTCTTCAGCCGGATGCAATCGCATCCCTACAAAAAGCCCAAAGTCTTCTTGCAACAGCTCAGGGGATAGTTAGCGACCCGTTGGGATTTGTAACCAATACAGCCTTTTCGGCCGCTAAAGGCTTAGTCGGAGATAGTGTTGGTGGTTTGATAAACCAGGCCACTACAGCCGTTGGCGGTGTTGCTGGCCAGGCTGTCGCCAATGCTTTGGGACAAGCTGCGACTGGTGCCGCTACTCAAGCTGTGGGGAGCTTGGCTACTCAAGCTGTGAATAGTATAGCAAGGCAAGGTGTTGCAGCTATTGGTAATCTCGCAGGGCAAGCTGTGGGGGGTGTTGCCGGTCAGGCTACAGAGGCATTGGGTGACGCAGCCACTCAGGCGGTGGGTAATGTAATAGGGCAAGCTACAGAGGCTGGCATCACAGAGTTCACCAGGTACATCCCCCCAGGGACTTTTGGAGCTTTAGGAAATCTTCAAAACATCTATGGAACCCTGAATACTGCAGCATCTTCTACCCTCGCCAAAGTGTTCAGTGGGCCCTTGACAGGTCTCCAAGCCCTAGCTTCATCAGCAATTGGAGCTGCTACATCACAAGTCCAATCATTAGTATCATCAATACTAGCATGACAAACATTTACTCTGACAAAAACTATGATCCCGGCGGCCTGAACAACCCCGGCAAGGGTCAAAGTCCCGCCAACCCTCTGGCCCCGGTTTTCATGAAGTCGTTGGGTATCGTAGATGATCTTTCTGTATACAGCAACGTCTTTGCAGGGGGAACTATTAACTCCGACGTTGGGTTCACCCTAGGTTTGGATAACTTCTTCGGAGGTGAGGGGTTCCAAGTGGGAGTACCGGGTGTCTTTAAGGAAGACGTTGTGATAGAGAAGGATCTTTATGTAGGTCATGCCATAATAATGAAAGGTCTAGCCTTTAAACCAAAAAGGATTAAAACCATTTCTGGAGTTCACCTAGTTTTAGCAGCTTACTAATGGCAATCCGTCGTCCGTCAGTTTACAACCAAAACCAGTTCGTATTTCAGGACTTTTTCTATGCGGACGACGAAATCTCCGAACTTAGGTACATTGTGGCCAAGTATGATGGAGAAGTTTTCCACGAAGTTGGGGAGACTTTCGACTACCCTACCCCAGACTTGAAGGGAGGGAGCATTGTAGCAAGGGTAGACTACACGGTTGAAGGCAATCTGGTAACAATAGACCATTGGGAGGTAAACTGGAGGGACGAGTGGCCACTACGCCTCGCTTTCCAATTTCTTGCCAACTGTCTATACTCAAGGTGGCAAGGTTTTACCATCAGAGTCAACAAGGATGCCTATCCGTTCTGGGTCTCTGAATGGTTTAGGCCTATCAGCAATGACCCTAATGACTATCTGATAAAGTTGGAGTAATATGGGGGTAAAACCATTTAGTAACTAAGGTTTCTCTGTGGCTATCCCTAAGATAAAAGAAGCAACTTTGTCAAACCCAACGTCAGTGGTGCTCTGGTTCGATGCCCCACTAGACATACGAGTCCCTGTCCCTACAACGTGCTTCACTGTTGCCTATGGACAATATGGGGTGAACACTGTTGTGTACTCCTCAGACACGATGGTGACTCTGGGGTTAGACAGCTCACTATCAGCGTGGGATGAACTCTTTGTATCTTACGAACCACCCCTAGACATCAACATCTGTATGAGGGGGCCGGTACCTCCGGGATCAAACGACATTATTAAAAAGAGGAACGCTGTAAGACCTTTTTACAGGTTTCCGGTAAAGAATGGCCTTACCCCTAACCCCAAAGAGGATGGCACTAGGCAGAACTCTAACTTAGGGGCAACTATAGGGGACTATGGGTTCCCTTATCAGAACCGGAACTCAAACCCCCAAAGTGCATCGGTTGGAGACTTCATCCTTGCCTATGGACTGAAAGAAGCGATTCAACTTACAAATATTGATGATGCAAGTGCGACATCAGTAAATGCGGCTAAGTTGCAGATGGCTATTGAGGACGCTAATGCCCTGATTGACTCCTACATTGAACAATCTGGTAAGGCTGGTAGAGTGCTCATTACCAGTAACCGTAGAAGGACAGCCCTGGTAATAGCCCGATACTACCTGGATACTGTCAGGAGAAGGGAAGATATTTACAAGGATTATGTGGAGTCCCTGAAGCAGTTGGATGCTGAAAGGCAGATGACAGCTATTAGGGCGGGCCATGGGGACTCAGCTATTGATACCAAGAGGGGTATCATGCGGGCCTGGCGTATTCCTCAACGCTACAACTCTGTGTCAGGTAAGGGACTCTCCGGTTGGAATACGGACATGGCAGGAGATCAAGCCCCCGATTACCGTCTGGGATTTGGTACAACCGGTCAAAATAACATTGACCCCAACTATGTCAATTCTCAAGAGTATGAGGACATGGGTGGAACACCTCAGATTAGTCAACCTACTGATGCTGGAGAAACCCTGGCTGATGGAACCACTAGCTATTGAAACAAATGGAGCTTTCAAGTATAAACAGAATCGAGCAATTCCTCTGCGACGCACTAATTGCATCTCCCCTAATCCCCCTAAGCGTCAATGTGCTTAGGCTAGCAGATGCTGCTAATAATGAAGGAGTTGTTACTCAAACCAATAACATCGTTGTTAGGTACACCAACTCTTCTGCGAGGGTCAAGAACAGGATCCCCCTAGTATATGAAGAAACTCTGTACTTTGAGTTGAACTTCTCATGTCAGAACTACCTATCTAGCTCAGGTCATGACTTTGCCACCCAGTTGTTGCAAGCGGCTAAAATGACCATATCTGGAACATCGCCATCTGGAGCGTTTGTAGCAGTCATCGAACCGTTTTTCTGCTCATCTTCTCAGTTTACGGGGCTAACCCCACAATCTCAATACACTTACACGCAGACCTACTCAGTAGTTACTGAGGAAGTTCTACCATTCATCGCACTGGATCCTTGCGTCCAAAGGGGTGATTGCAGGCAAATCTTCCCAGGGCAAGGTGTTGCTACGTCCCTGCCATTAGCGGGAGTTGTCGATGAAGCTAGCGGGAGTATCTATGTCCCGTGGTACCCAGGCACCGACCCCATAGAGGAGGCTTTTATTACAGCTTTGGGGGTGCAATGGAGCAATCAGGTTACTCAATCTGGGGATTGGGTTTACATATGTGCCCCTGACGAGGTGTTTATAGAGAACCCACTGAGTCAGCCCATCTACCTACTAAGCAATGAGAACTACACAGATGACGGAAAGTTAGTTGTTACAATCTGGGACGCTGAGACTCATACCCCCTTAAGAGAGGTTTTCTACGTTGATACTGGGAAGAAGCTAGTCAGATACGCCGTTGACTTGTGGCGTAATACGAAGAATGGTCAGTCATCCGGAGGTATATCACCAGAGAGTGTTCTTGATTCTTCCTTCACGTCTGGTTTCCCAACTGGAGAATTCGCTGTCGTCAAGGGAGCATTCCAGACGTTCTATTCGGATCCGATGGATACATCCGCCCCTGTTCAAACTCTTATGGGTGGAACTTTGATCGGGGTTAAGACTGACACGTTCATCCAAACTTCTTCAGGCAGGTTCTACTTTGTAGTCCAGTCTCCTCAGGGTAAAGGTTGGTTAATAGAGGATGGCTTTGAGCTGGCTTCTATTAACTCCCTTTGGCGTCTCGGTTGTCTCCCCTGCGAGGGTGGCCCGAATCCCCCATCACTCTGTTAACCCATAAGAAAATGAACACCCCACAAATCCTATGGAAACAGTATCACCAGGCCGTTAAGGATGGGAACCAACCTTTAGCAAACTCAATTCTCAAGAAGATTCAAAACTTAAAGAGCTACCCCCATACCCAATCAGGGTGCGGCTCATGTAGGAGACGATTTTAATGAACAACTTAAACGAAAAGATCATCCGACAAAAGGAAAAATTGGCCGAAAAGGCCCTCCAGGTTGCTGAGGATTCCCTAGGTCTCCTACAGGACCAGTTATCAGAGTGTTCTGCTAGGGATCTAGTCAGTGTTTTCAACTCTTCCGTAAAAGCCCACAGGGAGATTGTCTCTGATATCATTGCCCTGTCTGAGACCGATTCCAAAGAAGAGACAGAGCTGGCAAAGGACTATGAATCAAAGGTTCAAGCCTTGCTCAATAAAGTAAAACCTAAGGATCAATGAATCAACCTCCATCAGTATCCCACGCATCAGAGCTAGTCGAGAACTCCACATGGAGGAACTATAGGCAAGGGATCAAGGAACTTCGGTTATGGGAAGCTCCCAGATCTGTAATACAGGATTTTCGTTACAAGGCTGCAAGGACTTCTTTCCTTGCCTTCGCAGACATCATGAAAGAAGGGCATCTCAAGGTTGCTGACTTCCATGAGATCATCGGTTCTGCCTTTGAGGATCTTATCAATCGGAGGTACCAGAGACTGATTATCTCGTGTCCTCCCAGATCAGGGAAGTCAATGCTTTCCGCCCTCTTTGTAGCATGGTTGCTTGGGATTGATGGGTCTAGTCAACACATCATCTCGTCTTACGGTCAACAACTTTCCTCAAAACTTTTCAAAGAAGTTCTAAGTTATCTAAAAAACCCTTCATTTAAGAGGGTGTTTCCAGAGTGGGGTGGGTTTGAGCCCAACAGCAAATACGACATGATCAGCGGGGGCTACATCCTCAACACCAGTGTGGGGGGTGTTCTCACCGGTTTTACCGGAGGTACCCCAACAATGGACACCCCTGGTATCGGTGTGTCCCTAATTGACGACCCCTTAAAGAACTCCTACTCCAAGGCAGCGTTAGATGAGCTTGAAAGTTGGTGGAAAGAGGAGCTTAGCACCCGTAAGACCAACCACTTTGCTCAATTGCTAGTAGGAACAAGATTCCATGAACGGGACTTGCACGGTGTCCTCATGGATACTGATGGGATCTATGACCCTGAGGAAAATCCTAACGGGTGGCGATGGATCAACATCCGTGGTATCATTGATACGGAAGAGCAAGCTAATGACGACATTTTAGGAAGACAAGTTGGGGAGACGCACTGGCCAGATAACTCTGCTTTTACCAAAGCTGCGCTAGATACCCAGAGAAAGACTATGGGGACGTCAGCGTTCTACTCCCTGTACATGGGATCCCCAGTATCTAAAAAGGGTCAGATTGTTAAGGCAGGGTGGATCAATACTGTTGAAGAAGGTCATTACCCTGGGTTGGACGTGGTATGGTTTGGGATTGACTGTGCCTTCTCAGAGAAGGAGAATGCTGATGAGACTGCTATCTGTGTTGCTGGCATTTCTCACAGGGACCCTACCATTGTTTACATCAAGGAGATTGTTAAAGGGAAATGGGGCTTCCCAGACTTAATTGCCCAGGTTAAGCACCTGAACTCTTTTTACAAACCCAGAATGATCTGCATTGAAAAGGCTGCATCTGGACAGTCATTGATACAAATGCTCAAGAGAGAAACTAAGATCCCTGTGGAGGAGATGAAGCCTCTCCGCTCCAAAACTGTTAGACTGGAGGCGGTTTGCCCCTTGCTGGAGGCAAGCAGGGTTAAACTGGTGGAAGGACCGTGGCTAGATGCTTTTGTCAAGGAACTCACAAGTTTTCCATTCTCCAACCACGACGACTCTACGGACGCATTTACATGGTCACTGACTTACTATACACTGAAGTTGGATGCGGTTGACAGGGGTGTCCGGGACTCTATAATGGGGGCGAAGAAGCTCAGGGGTGAGATGCAAAGGACGGCTGTGCCGAGCGGTTATAGGGGGAGAAGGCTAGACTCTGACGGCTACATGAACGACCCAGATTATGGAAGCTCTCAGTACCCACCCTACCCATCTTCAGGTGGATCCAGGGGGCGTAGGAACATAGGGTATGACTTTTTACTTTGACCCTTCCAGGACATAGCACCTAACCAAGGAGATGGAACCTCCTTAAAAAAGTTTCGTTTACACTCAAGAAACGGAGCACAATGGCTATTTCACCGACTGATACAGTCTCCTCAATGATGAAGGAAGACTTTGGAACAAGCTGCCTAATTACTAGTCCAAAGGCAGACAAGTACCTTGCGCAATCAGAAAAGCACGGCAGGGAAAGATACGAACGATGGTGTGGAGGAAAGGAGGGTTTCGATGATTTTGCGGAACGCCTTCACTGAGCACATTACCTTTCTGAACGAGAAAGAGGAGTGGTGGACACTCTGACCTAGATAAGCAACAAAAAAGGAGGGGTTTCCCCCTCCTCTTTTCATTTTAGGGGACGATCACACCTCATCCCCATCAACACCAGCCGGAACCAGAATGATCTGCTTCTTGTTCTTGCCGAGCTTGATCTGGAACTCATCGCCAGGGTTGAAGCCCATCTGGACAGTGTAGGCACTGCCGACCATGAGGTTGCCGTTGAACTGGATCTTGGTGGCGTAGCTGAGCCGACGCCCCCGGCGACCTTCACCAGTGACGTTAGCGCCGAAGTCGAAACCCTTAGCATTGAGCAGGGCCTCGTAGAAGGCGGTGAAGTTCAGCCGCTCCGTACCATCCTTTTTGGTGGAGACGTAACCAGCCGCCCGGACGAGGTCGGACTTGGAGGCTTCGGGCATCTCCTTGACGAGGGCCAGGAGATCGGCGCCGGTCAGCACTTCAGCGGTAGCGGGATTGGCGAGAATGGAAGTAGTCATGGGTTTAAGGGGTTGTGGGGGGTCATCCCCCCTGACTTCCAAATTGTAGCATAGCTTTAGCCCCAGTGGCAACCTACAGGAACAGTGGGGACAGAGGTGTAACCGTCTCCTGAACTCGGGGCTAGGCCCTCACCTCAAGACCGCTTGACGACACTACCCTTGAAGTCGTCCTTTTTGCAGGTCTTCAAGGGAGCCCCCTCAGGAACCCACCCCCTCTTAACCACATAGTGAGGGTCGTTCCTCTTCTGAACCCATACCCACCGGTTCCACCCCTCAAAACGGACGAACATCCTGTCCTTCTCCTCCGTATCAATAATCACATTTCGGACACGGTTTCCAAAACGTCGGGCATGGTTGGACTTTGGGGTGAGGTTGAACTTTTTTGACACAGCAGCAAAAGGTGGGGGGGCTGGCGACCAGTATAAGGAGCGTGTCTACCCCTATGTTGTCTATCCAACACTTACAGATTTCTTTAAGTATTCCAATCAGCTAAAAAAAAAAGGGGGGCTGAGCCCCCCTCAATACGCAACTCTCACCCTCAGGCCATGGCCAGAACTGCATCCAGCATCTGAGCGGCCTGAAACTCCTTGAAGTCTGCCACCAGTTCGGCACGGGCATCCGGGCCAGCCAGCTTGCCCAGGCAGATCGGGCCGATGCCACCGAAGATGCTCACGGGGTCGGTCAGGTCCCGGCCGCAGCAGCTACAGTTTCCGGTTTGGCGACCGTAGGCCACGGCAGCCTCCTGAGGGTTCTTAGCGGCACGGGTCAGGGCACCCGTCAGATTCTCATCACCGTAGAACACACCGGAAGGGGTGATCTTACCGGCACAGGCACCGTCAGGACGATAAGCATAGACAGCCCCAGCATTGACGCCCTTGGTGACAGCCTTAACCGTGGCACCCTCAAAGCGCAGGATGACCTGACGCTTGGCCCCTTCCTGCATACGGTTCACCGTGGCGACCAGGTTGAGGAATTGACCCACGGTCTCGGGAACCTCCGTCTGGGGGGCAGGAGTGCGAGCATCCAGGGTTTCCTGAGCAACCTTCAGTGCCCACAGGTTGTTCTTCTCCCAGTTCTTGTCCTGGCCCTTGAGCACCCAACCCAGGAAGTCGGTCCGGGGCAGCTCGGCCACAATCTTGAAAGCTTCGGCGACAGCCAGTTCGGTGGTGAAACGGATGACCTTGCCAGCGTTGGTGGTGATCTCGTAGTTCATGGTTCTGAAGCAGTGGCGGCTCAACCGCCTTACCCCTATATTCTACACCCTTGGCCCCCTGAGCGCAACCCCCGTACCTGCCCCCTGTCAGCAAAAGAAAACATTGGCCCAAGGGGGTTGACAGCACGCACAAAAAAGCCCCGGCTTACGCCAGGGGCCTCTTAGGTGTTACCGACAAGAGATACTATCTCTTAAAAGTTTTTAGAAAAAAGAGAAAACTTTTCCTTTTTCTTAGATGAAATTGTTATGGTACTTGTTAAACTCCTCCTCCGCCTCTCTCAAGTCGGTGGTCTCAAAGGCATCGACCCCAAAAAGGATCTCGTGTTCCTCCGCAGAGAATGCCTCACCCCTGGGTGGGCAAACGATGAAGGAGAGGATGGAGTAGGTCTCTTGACGCTTGAGCATCGTGACCTCAACGTCACGGCTGGAAGCAGTCCACTTCTTTACTGTTTCAGCTTCGTTTCCGAAAGAAAGGTCTTTACGGGGGATACCAAGGATGGTCATTTGGTCGAGAAGGTTTAGATGCCTGACCCTGGAACCTTAACGACTCAGACAGGATGTGCAACCCCCCCTGGATCGAAAAACCCTTGACTCCACACATTGGAAAGGAATCGGAATAGTTACGGAAAAAGAAAGCCCCGGCCCAAGGGAGCCGAGGCATCTACAAGGAGTGTCAGGCGAGAGATTGAACCCAGGCAACGAATTCCCCAACATCAACGCCGAGGGGGTTGTTACCCTCATCGAACCAATCCTGGTACTCACCATAGACACCCTCGAAGGGGTTCTCGATCCGCAGGGTCTCGGCCGCCGCCAGGGCAAAGCGGTAGGGGACGGTGCCGTTGTCGTCAGCCATCTCCTGAAGGGCTTCCAGGGGGTGGGTCATGGGGTTAACCATGTGGGGTGAAGCAGTGGGCAGCTCAGCCGCCCTTACCCCCATATTATAGCGACCGCTCCCCATCGGTGCGAGCCACCAGCCGCCCTTGTTCACAATCCTTAATATTTACCCGGACATACCTTGGTGCTCTCGCCGGGATTACTGGTGTTGGGTAAAGTTGTTATAGCTATATGGTGAAAAATGGCAAAGAAAGGTGGGTCTGCAGGGAGAAAAAGGTGTACTCTGGGCAAAAGTTGTGGGACCACGTGCATTTCCAAGATGTACCTATGTGTGATGAACATGCACCCTGAGTTGGTAGCTCAGCTTAAATACGCCAGGCAGTTAGTCAGGAGAAAGCATGGCAATAAACATACCTACTTTGGATCTAACAAACGCCTGTCCCCCCATGCTGGCGGGAGTGGTGTTTCCGCTGGGATAAGCTCTAATGAAATCAACAAGCTCAACAGAGAGTACAAGAAGCTCCCCGAAGGGAGCAAGAGGAGAGCTGAGATACGGAGGAGAATCCTTGAGCTTGAGATGGAAAGAGGGGCATCCCGAGGTTACGACAACTCCTACTACGATTGATCGATCAGACTGGCGCACCGGGGGTGTAACCAACCGTAGCAACCAGAGCACCGGGGTACTCCGGCCTCAGCTCATCGGCTTTACGGATCGCCTCATGGACATTGAGGAACCCATCTGCCACAATGAGGGTGACAGGAACACGGCGACGTCCAATCTTCTCAGAAGTAGTGACTTCGACACGGTACCTAGCTTGAGACATGGTTCTGAAGCAGTGGCGGCCCTGCCGCCTTACCCCTCTATTCTACCACAGACCCCCATGTCTGCAAGGACTCCCCAGTTCTGCTATAATGGGGACAGCCTCAGAGGAGCTATGCAGAACCCGGAGCACTGGACTGAGTTTACCGACCTTCCCGCAGAGGTTTTCGACTACGGGGATCTGGCAGATGTGAATGATGTGGAGGGGGCATCCGATGGTGAGGGTACCCCAGGTGAACCTGCCAAGGGAGTGACCACAGGTTAGGGCCCCGCTGACAACCTATTACATAGAGCCCCTCCCCCCAGGAGGGGTTTTTTGTTGCTTATGCGGCAGGGGTAAAAGAAAGGTGTCGAGTTTACCCTCTTGATATGGCTCGTCAATCAAATAATTTGGGGGAGGGGGGTCTTTATGATGTGACCCTTATAAGCAACGAAGCATACATGTTATCCAATGTTGTCACTAATCCTTTATCCCTAATGCTTACAAGTAAAGAAAAGCGCAAAGTCCGTCGTCAAGTAGAAGAGAGAATCCCCTCTAGCAGGGGGATGGACATTAACCCCTTCTATGCTAAAACCAAAAAGCAAGACCTTTTGTGGAACACCCTTGACAAAGAGACTGTTACCATTGCTATTGGAGCAAGCGGCACCGGAAAGACTCTGGTCTCCCTGTGGTACGGTCTCCATCACCTGAGTCTAGGCCATTTCCGAACCATCTATTACATCAGAAGTGATGTAGGAGTTGACCACCAAAGGGGGAGAGGAGCTTTGCCAGGAACCCTTGACGAAAAGATGGCTCCTTTGGTTGCCCCTGTTTTCGACAATTTATCCATCATCATGAGGAGCAATGGGGCCGCTGAGTACCTTCTCTCCAAGAAGATTATCCACCCGGTTTTGCTAGAAGACATTAGGGGGAGAAGCCTAAACGACGCCTTCATCATCTTCGACGAAGCTCAGAACTCCACGATTGATCAGACAAAGGCCGTCCTGACCAGAACAGGTGAAAGGTCCAAGATTGTTGTTACGGGGGATACTAGGCAAGTTGACCTTGGCGTTTTCAACCGAAACTCTGGCCTACTGGATGCCTACCACAGGCTTGGGGATATTCCCGGAATTGGGACAGTTCAGTTCTCACCTGACGACATCGTTAGGAATGGTATCATCACAGAAATCATCAATGCTTATGAGTCCTGATCGGCAATAGGCATCAGTTTCAGAGCATAGGCCATCCTCAAGGGTGGCCTTTCTTTGTGGAGGGTAAATCTCTATAGAGCTAGCTTATAGTAATGAGGAGAAACTGCCAAAAAGGGAAGCCGTGCGGTGCAACTTGCATAGATGCTAGTGAACGCTGCCTCAAGGATTTAGGGCTGGAAACCAGTAGGTCTACAGCCTCGGCAAGAGGGGCAGTAGAGAGAATTAGGTCAGCCCCCTATACATTGTCCCCATCTGTCAAGGCAAAGACCTACGACAACAATGTTGCCGCTCAAACAGAGGCAAAACGGGTACTTCAGGGTCTTCAGGACGAGGGACGGATCAAGCGTGTTGATGGGGAGTTTAAGGAAAAAGACATTAACTGGGCATCTGCCTTAGGTGGGGGAGCGAAATACGTGGGCGGGGGAGACTATGGGGCGTTCGTAACGATGCCTGCTACATCTTTGTTAGGAGAAGAAGGTAGGGGTTTAAGAGTCGGGGTCAAAACCGGTCGAATAGGGACACATGAGCTAGAGGCTTTAAGGATCGCCGGGGACAATGGGATAGGTCCAAAGTTGCTTGGGGCTAAGACATCCAATAGAGAGGAGACTGATAACTATGGTAATCAGTTTCGTAAGGGTGCCATAGCTATGACAAAGGTTGGGGCTTTGTCTTACAATAAAGCTCCTGAAGTGTGGGGAGGGGAGTCAAAGTCTGACATGCTTTGGAGAGCTGCTGCTGGTCTCCATAAGGCAGGAGTGGCTCATAACGACATGCACGGAGGCAATGTCCTTTTAAGCGCAAACGGAAAGGCGTACTTTGTGGATTTTGGACTTGCCCAGGTGTCCCCCAAGGCAGCTTTACTTGAGGCAGTAGGGGCAATCACTGGTGGAAACTGGCAGTTTAAGGGATCGACGGATACCGGGTTGGGGGCTGTTGTCAAAGATAACTTGCCCAGAGTAAGGGACTTCCTACTGAGCCGAGGACTATCCCGAAACCAAGTATACCAGGAATTGTTTGAGATGGAGATTAGGAGGGGAGACGGGGAGTTTAAGCAAGGGTTCTGGAAAAGGCTCAGTAATGATGATGCTAGGAAGGCAATCGAAATACTTTACAAAGGGGTCTAAGTAGGGGTAAAACCTTAGATAACGTTCCAACCCATGGTGAAGTGAACTTCCCCAGACCGCCCAGAGAGAAGATAGAGGAAATGTTGCCCCCAGGCACTTTGTCAGATAGTCAAACAAGTGCCGTATGGAGCTTCATGCTCAGGTGTTCAGATCCGTCAGATGTGGCCCATGCTTTCAGGGCCTATCGTGACAGTCCACATTGCACAGTCCCACACGAGAAGTTAAGGGCAATGCGTGACACTCTTATCATTGCAATGCGTGAGGCTAACAAGAGTTCCGACAGGCCCCTAAAGGAGAGGAAGAAAAACAGGCACTACCCGGACTACTTCAATACTTGGCACCCATCTGAGCGCAAATCTGCTTAACCACAACCCTGTATAAAAATGCCGACAAAAAAGGAAAAGATTGAAAAACTTTTTAAGGTTCCCTGTGGTCCAACGGATGTAGATGCTGACGGGGTTTGTAGGAAATCGTTGTCCCCTGGCATGGATAAGGTTATGGACAGATTGACTCGGGAGGTAAACCAAGAACTGCCCCCACCAGCAAAACTCCCCAAAGGGGTTACGACTGATGATTCTGGTAAGTTAATGGTTGATGCGGCAGAGACTCCCGAAGAGCATAGGGCTAGGCTGATAGAAGAGGGTAAGTTAAGGGCAGAGGTTAGACACGCTGTGAAGCAGTACCAAGAGACCCTTCAAGGCAACTCTAAACTCTTGCAAGACATCACGGGTAAGATACAAACCCGGTGAGCTTTACAAAGGGTAAAACTTTACTAAACTTTCATAGAAACAATGAACAACAGAATTAGCGGTGACTTCGGGATGGATGCGTTGGAGGCTTTCAGAGCCGCCTATGCTCAAAGGGAAGTTAAGCCGGAAGACCTAGAGGTTGATAACTACACGGGACTGCCTACTGGGGAAATCACCAACATCTCTCCATGGATTCAGCATACAGGGCTTTGGAAAGCTAACCCAGGAACTGACAGAGCTTTTGTCCCCAATCAAATCCTAGAGCTTGAGGAAGACTTTGAGGATGAAGGAGAGCTGTCGGAAGAAGAGTTTGATCAGCTCGTAGATGAGGTTCTCTCTGATCTGGAGGAAGAGGAGAGGTTTGCCGACGATATCTACAACGGTGGGGACGATGAGGAAGATGAGGAAGATGAGGAAGAGATGGAGGATAGTGAACTTGAAAGTTTGATCGATAGGTTGCTATCTGAGAGAGAGGAGGAAGTTGAAGAGGTTGAAGAAGAGGTAGAGGAAGAAGTTGCCTCTGAAGAGGAACTTGAATCCCTAATACAAGAAATACTTGAAGAGATTGAGGCTGAGGAAGAAGCTGAAGAAAGGGAGGCTGCTAAGAACCGTGAGGTTTCTAACGAGGAGTTAGAGGACATGATCAATGATCTGGAGCCTGGTGAAGGTGAAGAGTCCGAGGATGGGGAGGAGGAAAACCCACCTCCTGATTCAGAGGACGAGGAGGTTGTCGAAGAGTCTGAGGAACTGAATGATGAAGAGATTGACCGCTTGGTGGACGAAATTCTAGGCGAAGAAGAAGAGTGAGAGTAAATGACTACATGGCTTTCTAAAAACTATGTGGGGAAGGGAGAGAGGGCTCAGGTTGAGGTACCTGGGCCTCTTTTTCTTGAGGGAAAGAGGAAGTGTCGCAGAGGGAAGTCATGTGGTGCCTCTTGCATCAATAGAGCTAAGTTGTGCCTGATAGAAGCGTCTTTGTCGGTAAGGTCAGAAATAAATAGGGTTCGTTCCCTGGTTCAAAGATCCACCCAACCTGCTTTATCTGATGAAGAGAAGGAATGGAACAAGAAGTATTTCAAGAAAGTTTTTGAAAGATTAGGAAGTTTAGATAAGAAGGATGTCTCTATAGTTGACGGTGACTATAAGGAAGGGGTTGTTAGGTGGAGTTCTGCCCTTAGGGACAAGGTAAACTTTATAGGAGAAGGGGCATTTGGCCAGTTTGCAACTGTGCCAGCCGGAGACTTGGTCAGAGGTGGTAGTAAGAAGTATCCCGGAGGTGTTGGCGTTAAAGTGGGAGAGATTGGGCCTCAAGAGGTGGAGGCAATAAGAAGAGCCGGTGAGTTGGGGGTTGGTCCCAGACTGATCGCCGCCAGGGTATCTAAGGTCAACAGGGAAGATTCTGATTACCCTGAAGGTGCCATAGCAATGTCAAAGGTTCCAGGGAGACGTTTGAGGGACATCCCTGGTGGAATAGAGGGTGGTACGTCAGGTAGAGCTATTATGGCGGCTGTGTCCATACTACATAAAACAGGGGTTTCCCATAATGACCTACATGATGGGAACATCTTTGTTGACAAGGGTGGTAAGGTTCACCTTGTGGACTTTGGGATGGCCAGAATCTCGCCCAAATACGCCTTAGCAGAAGCCATGAGACAGTTTGGCTCTCAGGGAAACTTGGACGATGTTCGGGAGAGACTTCTATCTCTAGGTGTCACTAAGAAGGAAATGTCAAGGATGCAGGTTTCCTTTGGGGATTATGTAAGTGGGGGTGGATGGGACAAGATTAACGACAGGCAAGCAATGTCCCTGATCAATACATTTTACAGGGGTAAAACTTAAAAAAAAAATAATGAATGAGTTAAATGACCAACTCACTTGAGGCAGTGCCTGAGAAGCGTATCAACCAGGCTAAGAGAGCCCAGATGAAGAGAATGGGGGGCATGGTTTCCCAAGGGGCAAGGAAAAGGTGCAAGAAAGGGAAGTCTTGTGGGGCCGCCTGTATTAACAACACTAAAGTTTGTTGGGTTGACTTTCCGTGGGCAATGTCAAACGGACTGTCCAAAACTAGAGACACGGTTCAGACTAGGGGAACAAGCCAAAAACAACCAACTCCGGCCGCTGCGTCTATTTTAACCAACAGAACTGCCGAAGCTAGAACAATAGCAGACGAAGTTGATGATACAATCGATAAGAAAGGGGTTTCATCTGAAAGGGGGGACAAGGGTTATGACTGGGAAAGGTCAAAGGGATCCGGATCAAAGTTTTTAGGTGAAGGGGCTTACGGAACTGTCACCACAGAGGGGGGATCTGGCAATGTTGTTAAAAGGGGGGAGATAGGAAAGGAAGAGGCTGAGGCCCTTGAGAAAGTTGGTAAGTTAGGCCTTGGACCCAGGCTGATAGCGGCTCAAGAGGATGGCTTGGTTTCACCGTCAGATCCGGCTTCTTTTGACATGAGGATAGGCAGGGTAGCAATGACTGCTGTCCCTGGCGAGATGATTGGCAAAGTTAGGGAGCCCGATGACAAGATTGGGGGGCAGAGAGTGGCGGATGCCTACTGGAAGGCTAGGGCTGAACTCCATAAGGCTGGCATTGCCCACAATGACATGCACATTGGCAATGTTTTGGTGGACAGTAGCGGAAAGGGGAGATTTGTTGACTTCGGGCTATCTGTAATTAGCCCTAAAGCTGCTTTTGCAGAGGCAATGGGGGCTTTTGCACAAGGGGGAAACGGGGATTACCAGGTTAGGAGATGGAAGGGTACTGGAGGGGAGCTATTGAGGAGCGCCTTAAGTGCTAACGCATCTACTAATACGACCTTGCTTGATAGGGCACCTTTGCTAAAGCAGGTATGGGTCAACAGGTCAAGGGTGTTGGCTGAAATGGCTAAGGACGGCTTCCCCCCCAACATTGTAAACCTCTTGACCAATGGTGCTATAAAACCTAAAGGGTCTTTCTTTGATAAGGGGGTATGGACGGAAATCTCCGATGCTCAGGCAAGGAAGTACGTCAGGATGCTTTACGAGGGTCTGTGACCCTGGACTTGACAGCTTGACCCCAACGTGGTAAACTTACAAGGTAACTGGTAATGGGAAAGAAAATGAAGACCGATGACGAGCGTTACGTCGCACTTATGGACAAGTACAAGCATTTTCGGCATAAGGACAGGGAGAAGGCCCTTAAGTACCTGGATGCCGCCATGTCCCTGAAGGAGACGGGGAAAGTTAGTGATGATGGGTTTTTAGGGGGGACTTACATTTGATTCAATAGCTAACTGGTGAGGTATCCGCAGTTAAAATAGGGTAAAAAACTATTTTAACTTGTGGCGAAAATGGTCCCCGAGGCTAAGATCAATCAAGCCAAGAAGGCTCAGATGAAACGAATGGGGGGCCTAGTTTCTGGCTCCATGAGAAAGCGATGCAAGAAAGGCAAGAGCTGCGGAGCCGCTTGCATCAATAACTCTAAGGTTTGTTGGGTTGACTTCCCGTGGGCTATGGGCAGCTCTATTGGGAAGATGAGGGATACAGTCCAGTCTAGAAAGAAGCCCAAGGCAGCTAAGCAAAGCTCCCCCTACACAGTGAAATCCTTTACTCCAGAAACTGTAGGGAGTGTTTCTTATTGGAAACTTAGAGACTTGAAAGGTGTTAAGGATGACGCTAAAGAGATCCTTAATGACCTTAAGACTGAAGTTGGGGTTAAAAGAACAGACGGGGCTGTTAAGGAAAAGGACGTTAACTGGAATGCAGCTCTAGGGTCAGGGGTTAGATTCGTTGGTAGGGGATCTTTTGGTGGATTCGCAGCCGTGCCTCCTGAGAAGTTTCTTAAGAAAGGGGGGAATAAGTACCCTGATGGGACAGGTATAAAGGCAGGGAACATAGGAGTGCATGAAGTAAAAGTTCTCAAAGCTCTCCAAAATTCAGACATAGCTCCCAGAATACTGGGGTCTAGGGTATCTTCTGAAGTGGAGAAGGACTCGTACGGGTTTGAGACGTCCAAAGGTGTGATAGCCATGACAAGGGTTCCGGGGAAAAGGTTCGCAGACTCCCCGTCCACTCTGGCGAACGGTAAAGATAAGAGTGACGCCTATTGGGAGGCTGTGGCCAGGTTACATAAGCTAGGGGTTGCCCATAATGACATGCACGGTGGTAACGTGTACATAGACTCTAACGGGAAGGGAAGGTTTGTAGACTTAGGACTAGCTCAGCTTTCCCCTAAGGCCGCTTTAGCAGAGGCGTTAGGGTTTAAAAACGGGGCTAACTACCAATTTGAGGGGTCATCATCCTTTGGTCACGGTTTAACGGCTTCAAGGAATCTCGACAAAGTGAGAGACATTTTGGAGAGTAAAGGGCTAAGTCCGTCCGACATTGCCACAATCATGAGGACAACCATCCGACAGTCTGACGACCACTTCGACAGGGGGGCATGGGCCAGACTCTCAGACACTGAAGCCAAAGCCTTAATCAATACCCTGTATGAAGGAATAGTTTGACCCCAAAGATAGAGGATCTAGAAAATGAGCAAAAGATGTGAGAAGGGTAAGCCATGCGGGGCAACCTGCATAGAGAGGGACAAGGACTGCCTAATGGGCCTGGAGGCTAGTATCTCAAAATCCCTTAAATCAACACGAGGCGCAATCAAAGAGAAGTCGGCAGAATACAAGATCGCTAAGTCTGCCGACCCTTCAGCTAGGCCCAGTCAACTACAGGCACGGAGAGTTCTCAACGCCCTCAGGGAAGAGCAGAGCCTAGTTAAGACAGACGGGATAGTTAAGGAATCTGGAATCAACTGGAGAGCAATCTTAGGGTCTGACGTCAACCGTGTTGGTAGTGGTGATTTTGGGTCTTTTTCCTCCATACCTGGGTATAGGCTTATGCCCGATAAAGCGGACTACAATAAACTACCTAATGTGGTTGGGGTTAAAACTGGAAAGATTGGTCCAAACGAGGTCAGGGCTTTAGACATTGTGGGGAAGAATGACTTAGGCCCTCAGTTGATAGGGGCCAGGGTATCACCGGAAGTCAAGCCGGGGAAGGGAAAGATCGAAGGGTCCAATGGGGCCATAGCTATGACGACCGTTCCAGGGCGCAGGTATAACTTCTCTCCCGCTGATATCAATGGGTACCCAAAATCAGAAATGTACTGGGAGGCGATGGCAGCTCTTCATAAGCTAGGGATTGCCCATAACGACCTACATGGGGGAAACGTAATGATTGATTCCTTTGGCCGCCCTCCTAAAGCCAGGCTGATAGACTTTGGATTGGCTCAGGTTTCTTCCAAGGCTGCGCTGGCCGAAGCCCTAGGCTCATTGAGCGGGACAAACTTCCAGTTCTCAGCGGAAAGAGGGAAAGGTCATGGTCTTACCGTCAGGGCTAACCTTCCATACATAGAACAACTGTTGATTGATAAGGGGTTCAGCAACAGGGAGATAGAGACGATTATGCAGGGTGGGATTAGGAAAAAGGAGAAGTTCTTCAATACTGGGGCTTGGGGGAGGCTCACGGAAGAGGAGGCCCAAGGGCTGGTCAGAGACTTGTACGAGGGTGTGGAATAGTCTCAGGCAGAGGGGGGTTGACGGGTAAGGGGTAAGGGGGGTATAATACTAAGGAAGTGGGAAACCACCACCATCACCAAGGAGAACCATGAAAGACGACGAAAAGTATCAGCGGGTTATGACTGCTTATAAGATTGCCCGCAGGGATCCCAAGAAGAGAGACGAAGCTAAGAAGCTCCTGGATGAAGCGTTCCGCCTTGAGAGAGAAGGGGAAGTGTCTCCGGAAGTGATTGAAGGTATGGCTTACGTCTGAGAATCATGGCTTCTTTCGGGGGTAATAGATGCTCTAAGGGGAAACCATGTTTCACTGCCTGCGTCAACAGAGACTACCATTGTAGGTTTAACCTGGCTGAGCGGTTAAAGGGGCCTCTCAGAAGGATAGGGGACGAAATCTCTGAAAAGGGAACTGACGTTGCCGACCACATTGGGAAAAACGTAGCAGCTTGGAAGGCAGGCAAGGTTCTCGGGAACCTTGTCTCTTCTTATTTGGAAAGTAGGTACGGAATCCCTAGGGATGCTAGTGTTAAGTTAGCTGAGACTGCCATTCAAGGGTTGACAGCTACAGGTATGGACATTAAGCATATAAAAAACGCTGATGAGTTTTCCAAGAAGCTGTTTACAGAGTTGGCCGCAGCCTTTATAGGGAAAAGTTCCCACACAGGGGCAGAACTCATGCTATCTGCTAAAGAGGTTAGCACAATAGTTGAGACTGCCTTGCCGGTTTTGGCTGGAAAGGTCTCTGGAATAGGTGCCTCTATCCTTGCCAGCAGGTTACCCACCCCTAAAGAGCTATTGGCAATGGTTCAGGAAAGGTCTAAAGATGATATGGGGAAAGTTCAGGCTTTTCTGAGACCTTATACAAACTTTGCGGAGATGGACGACATTGTAGAGGTGCTGGGGGATGTGACCTTGATGGTGCTGGTTGGTTTGAAGGGGAAGATGGATACGGCCAAAGCCTGAGTAAAGCTGAGTAAAGGTGAAATTCTATTAACAACGTGAGTAAAGTAAGGGTAAGTATCTAAGAGTTTTTACATACTACGGGATGAACCTAGACTTCTCTTCAGTGACGCTGCCGGGGGTAGGGGGAACCCTAAATGCAGCAACTGCCATATCCTCCGATAAACTAGAGCAGATGAACAAGGCTGGTAAAAAGTGGAGGACCGACGAAGACGGCAACCTGACATTCCACAATGAATCTAAGCTGGAAGCTAATAAGGCTTCTAGAGAGCGTAGAAGGAACTTGATCAACCGGGACAGGAACGAAAATGCTGACTCTCAACAAGCTATGGAGGAAATCATGAGCAGAAAGAAGGCTAGAGCCAACGCCTTTATGGAGCTTAAGCGTAAAGAATACAACTTCGCTGATGACAGCGAGTTAATGTCAATGCCCCAACCATTCTCCCAAGACGGGTGTAGCAAGGGTTGCAAAGGCCCTGGTAAATGCTCATGTTCCTCCTGTAAGAAGGCTGTTGGGAAGCATACCTACAGGGAATGGAGTGATAAGGAGAGGCAGAAGCTGCAGGATGGTAAGGTCAAGGGTGAGTTCGCTGGCCCTAACATGTCATTCCCGATCGCTGGCCCCCAGGATGTATCCTCCGCATGGTCATCCGTAGGCAGAGCCGCCAACCCTAGACAGGTGATGGCTGAGATCATCCGCATTTCCCGCAAGTATGGGTGGACTTCCGGTCTCCCTAAGTCCGTTAAGGACAGACTTGATAAGGGTGAATCTGGCTTACCCTCCCCGGAGTTCAGGGAGTGGCCCGAGGAGAAGAGGGTTAAGCTAAAGAAAGGGAAGATGAAGGGTGGTTTTGCTGGTCCTGGGACGTCCTTTCCGGTCTCAAGCCCCGAAGATGTATCCGCTGCATGGTCTTCAGTTGGCAGAGCAGATAACCCCAAAAAGGTGATGGAGAACATAATCCGTTTAGCCAAAGAAAATGGATGGACAAGTGGTCTACCAGAAACCGTAAAACAACGTTTAGAGGCAGGTAAATCAGGACTACCGGAGTGATGCCATGGGGGTTGAAATCGTACTCGGTATTGCCGGTCTTCTCCTGACTGCCGCTTGTGGCGGCATAGGGGGAGCATTCTGGCTCCAGAATAAAGGCACAGAGAGAGTAGAGCAGGTAAGAAGAGCGTCCGACGACCGAGTTGACAAAATCTTTGCAGAAAATAAGTCCCAGATGGATCTGGTCTTGTCCCATGTTCAGAGAGTAGAAGACGTAATCAACGACATGAGGGCCGAACTACCCACTAAGTATGTCCTTAGAGAAGACCACCTTCGCTTAGTTGAGAAGGTTGAGAGTCTCAGGTTAGACTTCTACAGGAGGGAAGGGATAAGAGATGCTTGACTTCCCTCTTGACCTTGACCGGCTTGCAAGCCTGGGGTTTAACATAGACTTTATTGAAAAGTCTTTATCTAAAAACTACAGAAAAGGTCTGACTGCGGAGGAGCAAAGTATTGCTAAGCGGGAAGCCAAGGATACAATGTCCAGGGCCAAGGATCCATCCGTAGGGTCAAAGGAACTGTACAAGGATTGGGAATCTGACAAAAGGTACCGGGGCAGAAACAAGAACATCCCTAAGTCTAAGGCAACTAAGGCGTTTGAGTCCCGGTTCGCCGAAGATTCCTCTGTTGATGAGGCCCTTAAAGGTAAGGCAAAGGCGTCTGGCATTTCACTCTCTATCTTGAGAGAAGTTTACAACAGGGGGATGGCCGCCTGGCGATCGGGTCACAGGCCAGGAGTAGCTCCACAACAATGGGCATTGGGTAGGGTCAACTCTTTTGTGACAGGCGTAGGAAAGGCTAGGAAAGCTGATGCTGATCTGTGGGCAAAGCACAAGAAGACCAAAAGACCCTAAGGCATAGTGGGTAAAGTTAGAAAGACAGTACATTAGAGAAAAATGTCAACTTGCGGATCATTCTCACCTGACTCCTATCAGGCTTTCACTAACGGGGTACAGAACCCTACTAACTTTATGGTTATGGGACCTGCTGCCCATGTTGCTCCTAACACCGCTTCTGGATCATTCTTCATGGATGAAGATGGGGATGAAGAGGAGGGAATGGAGTGGGGTCATGAGGATGAAGATGAGGATGAAGAGGAGTTTGAGCCCAATGCTCGCATGGCCATGGGTCAACTAAGGTCAATGGCTCAGGATATTATGGACATCCTTAGTGAAATCTCCACGGATGACTATCTAGAGCCCTGGGTAGCTGCGAAAATTACAATGAGTAAGCAGAACCTTTCTGCTGTGGCTGATTACCTTCGCTATAACGAAGACTGATTAAGGTTAAGTCTTAATGGAGGCTGGTCAATGTTTGGGTATTTTCCCGAAAATCTACTAGAGCAGTTTTACCATGATTATGGTGAAAGACTTGACAAGGGTGAGATGGAGTGTAATAAGCCTAGGGCTACACCGAATCATCCTACAAAGTCGCATGTGGTTAAGGCGTGTTACCCTGGTGCCCCCGAAGGCGGGAAGTTGATTAGGTTTGGTCAACAGGGTGTCAAAGGCTCCCCCCATAAAGAGGGGGAATCCGAGGCTTACCGCAAGCGCAGGGAATCGTTTAAGGCAAGACACGCAAAGAACATTGCTAAGGGGAAGTCCTCATCTGCGTATTGGGCAGATATTGTGAAATGGGCTGAATCAGTTAATGACCATGAGCTGCTAAACTTCATTACTTCTGTAAAGGGAGAAAAGGAATGAGGGGTGGTTTTTCAGAGGAGTCGCTCGACTTGTATCAATCTCTGGTTCAGCTATACACTGAGTCGGGAGAAGACTATGAGGGGGTGTATGACTTCACAAGGTGCATTAGGCCAGACGGGTCAATCTACGGAACCAAGGGAAGATGCACTCCACCTAATAAACCAGCCCCTGAGGGGGCTCCCGAGCAGCCAGAGTCTGTAGCAACCGATGCAATCCCTGATGTGAAGGAAGTTTCCGTGAGTATGGGCAGCTACAGTGCTAAGGTAAATGTTAACACAAAGGGTATAACATAAGTAGTTACCACCTGGTATAATGTACGGAAACTTTTCAGAGGACTCTCTATCCCATTACCAAGAGATTCTCCAGTACCTAGAAGATCCCTCCCTAGAGTTCGAAGAAGGTGATACCTACGACTTCACAAGGTGTGTCAGACCTAATGGTACGGCTTATGGGACTAGGGGAGCATGTCAGGCCCCCAATAAGGTGGCCCCTAAGCAAGATGTTTCCCTGATGAATCAAAAGGATTTTGAGTCAGGTGGGGGACTTTCTGCTGTAAAGAAGGGCTTATCTTCTACCCAAGTTGTTAATAGGGGTAGGGACGCTCGTGCCAGGGCTTTTGGGTTTGGAGGTGGAACCTCAGCCATGGGCAAAAGCGGGCTTTCCAGAGACCAAATTGTGCAAAGAGGGGCTCAAGCTAGGGCCGCAGCTATTAAGGCTGGTGGTGGGGTTAAGCCAGGCTCATCAGCTAGAAAAGCAGATCAAGCTGCTCGAAGGGGGGCTCAAGCTAGGGCCGCAGCGTTTAAGGCTGGCGGTGGTGAGTCCTCTCTGAAGAAAGGAGAGAATAGAGAAGACATTATCCGTAGGGGGGCGGCTAGTCTGAAAGCTGCTTATGAAGCCGGTGGTGGGAGAAAGAAATACGATGAGACTCCTGAGGGGTATGGAAAGGCCGATGTTATCGCCCAAGGTAAGAAAAACTTAAAAGCAGCATTTGAGGCGGGTGGCGGTGAAGGTGCCAGGTCTAAAGGAATGTCAATTAAGGACATTATTGCCAAAGGGAACAAGGCCCTTAAAGATGCGTACATAGCCGGAGGTGGTGATGTTGCCAGAGCCAAGCTGAAGGATAAGAAGCAAGTAATTGCCAAAGGTAAGAAGTCCCTTCAAGAGGCGGCTAAAGCTGGCGGGGGTAGCGTTGCGAGAGGTAAGAAGGCACTAGCTGATCCCGTTAATGAGACCAAGAGAAGTCTTACAGAGGCTGGGGGAGGCACGGCAGCTATACAGAAACTCGGAGAGAAGTTCGCCAAGCGGGTAGGTAGAAAGCTCACCGACAAGGACTACAATGTTCTAGCGAAACTGGTGGAGAAACGTGGAAAGGCTGTCTTGAGTAAATACTTTGAGGATGGGGGCGGTAAGAAAGCCTTGGTGTCTGGTAAGTCAGTTGACGACATCATTAACATCGGAGAGAAGATTGCCAAGGATAAAGCGAGAAAGGCAAAGGAGCAAAGGGCAAGGAATCTGAGAAGTCAGATTGATAGAGAGAGCCAATCCGTATAAAACTTAGTTCATTAGGGGGGGTGCTACACCCCTTTCTTTTTCCCCTACTTTGGTTGCAAATTGGGTAAGTATCTAATAATCCTCCCTGACCATTATGCTAGGCCGTTTCGACATCCCCTCCGTAGATCACTTAAGAGAAGGGGTTGATTACCAGATCATAGATTGGGACTTTGCAGCTAGCGCCCCGATCCCCCACACCCCTGGGGAGTCGTGCCCCCCTGGAACCAAAATGGTGTTCGGAATGTGTCGTCGTGTTAAAGAGGGGACGCAGGATTGGAACACTGACGAAGACAGTGATTCAGAAAGAGCTGGTAAGATCAAGGCCAAGGAAGTGGGGTCGTCTTTCCAGAACAACAAGCCTGTTGAGGTTGGCGGGAAGAAGTACGGATGGGCCAAGAAAGGCGGAAAGGACGTTCTCGTTGCTTGGGGGTCGGTCTGCGCCAAAAAAGATAAAGACGGGAATTGCATCAGTTCAACAGGTCAAGTTACACCTAAACAACCCACCCCTGCTACACCTGCACCTGCACCAGCCCCCGCACCTCCAGCCCCAGCCCCAGCCCCCGCACCCGCTCCTATATCCGCCTGATCTAAAGGGTAAGATTAGTAAAATAGCCTAAGTAAAATGAGAAAGGATTCGATCGACTCAGAAGCCTACGAAAAGGCTCTCCAGATGTTTGCCGAAAGGGGGCTGCAAATCGAGGGATTTACCCATACCCCTACTGACTATGCTAAGGGCACGGTCATGGAACCTGAGCAGGTTTCATCCCTAAGGGCTAGTTTCGCAGAGTACGAAAGTCTTGGCAAGAAGCAAAAAGACTTAACGGAAAGGATAAACACCTTGAATGAAATGATGAAGGCATCGAGGCAAAGGGGTGCCTTTCAGGTTCTTCAGGATCAAATGAAAGAGGTGAAGAATCTTGTTAAGCAAAGGGAGGATATTGATGCAAAAATGTCTGTTATTGACCTTGCTAGGAAGAAGGAAGACGACCGCCGCATAGCAGCTAGTCAAGAGACTTCATATTCTGAGAAGATAAATGAGGTGGGGGAGCGTATTGCTAAACTTGAGCAAATGCTTCTTTCATACTCAGAGGAGCAATGAAGAAAAGGTGTCAAAGGGGCAAGTGTTGTGGTGCGTCATGTATCGAAAGGGCTGACGACTGCTATGAAGGGTTGAGTGCCCTGATAAGAAATGCCTTAATTTCAGTTAGAGAAAACATTCAGCAAAGCGGGGCATCCAGAAAAGCTCCGGTAGCTCAGGGCAACCAGCAACAGATAGATAAACTGATTAAGGCTCTGGACTTAGGGCCGTCAGAGCGGATCAAGGTAGGTAGAAACTTTGACGACCTGCGGGCAATGGCTCTTGAGAGGAAAAAGGAACTTTGGGAAGAGATCACCGCTAAAAGGAAGATTGGGGGTCCTAAGGCTAAGGCTCAAGAGAAGGCCCTTATGGTTGATTACAATGCCATAAAGGATGCTCTGCAGGGCACAGCAGGAGCGAATGGACAAGGTCCCTCTGTAAGAACCAAAGGATCTAGAATAAAGGCTAAATCCTTCGATGATACGTTTGTAGCTACCCGGTCATTCAAGGGTAATCAAAACGACTTCGACTGGGAAGGGTCCATCAAGGGTAGTACGTTTGGGGGTAAGGGGGCCTTCGGAACCGTCTTATTCACCAAAGATGGCGTCGTGAAGAGGGGGGAGATAGGGGTCAATGAGGCCAGCATAATTAAGAAGGTTGGGGAGTTAGGTCTGGGCCCTTCCCTTGTCTATGGGGAGTTAGGGAGGAAAAAGGGAAACTTTGGGGGTTCAGATGTGTACATTGGCAGGGTAGCCATGTCAAGGGTTGAAGGTATGCCCCTGGGGAAGTATTCATCCGCCAGTGATAGGGTGGGTGGTTCGACCGTGGCTGATTTGTATTGGAAGGCAAGGGCCGACTTGCACCGGGCGGGCATAGCCCATAATGATGCCCACGGGGGGAACTTCTTTGTCAGTGGTAACGGGGTGGGGAAGTTCGTGGATTTGGGTCTTGCCCAAGATAACCCTAAAGCTGCCCTATCAGAGGCTATTGGCAGCGTAATGCACAGGGGTAGACTACCGGCTGGAGCCACATTAAACAAGAACATCAAGGGAGACTTCCAGGCCCAGAGCCAGCAGTTTAACGCAAATGCAGGGTTCTCTCGTCTAAGGGAAAGAATGCCAGAAACTTTGGGAAAAATCAGTGATAATCTCCCCAAGGTTGAGAACTACCTGACTAAGAAAATGGGAATGTCGCCCGACCAGGCTGCTATGGTAATGGCATCTGGCATCAGAAATCCTGAAGGCTTCTATTCTGCGGGGTCATGGAGCAAGATTTCCGATAGTGACGCCAAGAAAATGATTGATTTGCTCTACGAGGGTATCTAACCGTTAGGCAATAAGGGTAAGGATTAGGAGCGCCTTTGCGCCTTAGTAACCGCTCTTTAGCAAAATGGCTTATAAAGTAATCCTGAAACACTCCAGCGTTCTGGGGAAAAGGCCCACGAATGAGAACATTCAGCCCGGTGAGATAGCCTTAAATACCAATGCCAGTGATCCTGGGGCATTCTTCGAGGCTACAAATGGGAGGGTTATCAAGATTGGCCCTACTGCTGTTTCTGCTACCTCTCCGACAGAGACTCCTGGGTTAGGGGAAACCTGGCTTAACCTTCAAAACGGTACCTTCAACATCGGTACCTTGGAGGATGCTGAACAGGTTTGGAGAAGCATTGCAGCCCCTTTTCTAGGGGGTGGGGGGTCTTGCGTCTTTGTAGCTCCCGAGTTTAGCTTCTCAACGGACAGCATTGAAAACAATGGGCAGTCCCTGCCTTATAAGACGTTCACTAGAGCAATTATAGAACTTTCCAAGATATACTTAGGAAACGTGCTGGCTGGTTTTTCTGAGCAAGAGGAGAGTAACAGGTACACGGTGTTCCTCTCCCCGTCATTAGCCACAATCGACAATGGTATAGGAACTACTCTGGAAGAGTTTAATGTAGACCTATCAACCAACCCTAGCAGGGAAATGACTGTCCCTGAACTGACTCAGTTCAACCCACCCTCTGGCGGGGTAATTGTTCCTTCTGGAATTAGTGTGCAGGGGATGGACCTTAAGAAATCTACCATCTCCCCGACTTACGTCCCAACCTACAGAAATCAAGTATTTCCTACAGGTTTACAGGGGGTAGATCAGCCAATTTCTTCAGTATTAAAGTGCTCCGGTAACGTATATCTCACCAACTTCTCTGTAGTCGATAAAATCTCTTATAGTGAGGTAGTAGAGGTAACTCAACAGAATACCTATGCCTTGTTCAGGACAAAGAGGCCACACGGGCTAAACTTTAACGACTTGGTAAACATCGAGTTCAACCCGAGAGTGGATCAATCAACTGGTACCTTCAAGTCCGGGGGTTACTACACCCTTCCAATAACTCCATTCACCTTTTATATCTCGACTGGATCTCAGTTACTACCGAACAGCGCAAGCTATGTTCTATACAGCTCTATTCCATCGTTGGCCGGTATAACCGGACCCAAACTAACAGTAACTCACACTCTTAAGTCAGCTCACCGGCTAAGACTGGCCAATAATGCTAGTTTCTCTGAGATTTCTGATTACTACACTAAGATTCAAAGAGCTTTCCCCGGATTCTTCGGAGGTAGGGTTACTGATGGGGCAACCCTTGTCAACACCGGGGATTTTGTCATCGTGGGGCCAACTTCTCAGGTATACCCTAATAACAAGGGAGCTAATACGGTTAAAAACTCATCCCTCTACGCAAACCAGGTAAACCTAAGGTCTGCGTATGGAATGTGCTGGGGTGACTTTGACGGCTCAATTGTAGACGGTTTTAAGTCTGTAACGGTAAATGCTTGTACAGCGGTTTCCCTGCAAAATGACCCCTGTGTCTACGAGATTTATACAACCCTAGTCAATCAGGATGGGGTATCTGAACAAAAGTGGTGGAACTTGACTGAGGCCCAGTACCTCTCCATCCCTACTGCCAATAGACCTGAGTTAATAACTAATGTCTCCACTTCCGACCAACTAGACCTCTTAAACTCAACCCCTATTAACAACATTAGGTACCACTATCAGAATCTAGTTGAAGCTACCACCAATAAGAACATTGGTATAGTCAACACGGAAAACGACTTTAGGCACTTTGGGTTCAGGGTAAGGAACGGCGCCTATGCTCAGCTTCAATCCATCTACACCATTGGACCTGCTATCGGTGTATGGGCCTTAAATGGGGGAGTTTGTAACCTAACAAATAGCACCAGTAACTTCGGGTCAATTTCATTTAAGTCTGAGGGATTCTTAGGGATTAACACAATTGGGGGAGCCGGTGCTAACGCTACTGGGTTCGTCCTGGAGGGGGTTCAAAGACCCCTATCCTTGTCCAAGTCTCAGGCTGAAAGTATAGAGAATAAAAAGATCCTGTCTTTAGGTGCCAAGATAAAGAACATCTACATTGATCCGGCTGACCCGTTTGTCCAGATCATAGAGTTAAATGCCGACTTCTCACCTAGTTACCTCCTCCCATACTCTTTAAAACCTGGGACAGCCCTGTGGGTGGATACGGAGGAATGCACCTATAGAGGGTTCTTCGTTGTGGACGGTGGGCCAACTGTTATTACGGGGTTGGATGACCCGCTGAACTTCGCCAAGCTAAGGTTGAGGGCATCAGATAGCACAATACCAAATGACTCAACTCTGCTCCCTGTCTTGGGAATTCCGTACATCCGCCGATTCAGTGACCCTAGGCAGGAGTTTGAGAGGGCTTATAGCCTGTACCTAAAAAACACGTCTCCTACAGCTATAGCACCACAGGTAGGGTATGTTTTGAGACTCAACCAAACTAGTCAACAGTTGGGGGCAAACTCACTGAGGCCCAATGTCCAGTTTGACCCTGGCATCCTTGGGGGATGGGGCCGAGTCTTCACTGTTGATGCAGTTGAAACTGGGGGCCTAGGGTCGTCACCTCAGTTCAACTATGTTGTTGCTGATACCAATCAATCTCTGAACTACTATGTAGCAATCACTGCCACTGACGTTAGTGGGCCCTGGTATCAAGGGGGAGAGGCTAAGAGATCATCAGGAACCTATGTCACTCACAAAAACAGGAACTGGTATGCCGCAGAGAATAACATGTGGGACTACGTGTATTTCGGTCAAGATAACTCATTTAGCTCTGACTACGGGCCTTATTCTATAGCCCCCTTCCAGTCTTATTCCCCTTACGTGGACACGAGTTCCCTGGAGAGGCAAGACATGGTTTCCGATGCTTTCCAAGGAAGTTACGCTCCCGACCCCAGCCTAGACAAGTACAGTAATGGAAGCACCTACCTTAGAGGTGCTACAATTCCCTACCCGGCCTATTCTCCCGCCGACTACTACGATGGTGACGACAGTTCCGAAAGTCTGGGTCTCTGTTTAACTGACGTAGCTGATGGCACATCCACCTACACGGTAACAAAGACCGAGATCATACAAACAGAGCAGCAAGCTTCTCTGGCTACGTCTACTGCCAGTGCCAAGAGGTATCGACCTGCCATAATTGAGTTCTCAGTGCTGTCGTCCATAGACATCCCCAACCCTAAGCAAAAGGTTTCAGTTGTTCAACTCAGCTCCGGGAGTTATTCAGAATACATCAGGGTTATCAGCTTAAACGGCACCGTTATCCGGGGCATTCGCCTAACTTTTGAGAATAGTTTTTACTCTTCAGTTTTGCCTCCTGATAAAGGCACTAACTACGAATGGGATACTTTAACCAAAGTAACAGTGTGCTCCATTAACCCAACCCCTGAATCAGAAGTTTACGACCCTGCGTGGCTAAGCACTAAGGCCGCTATCCTAAGGTTCTTTGAGGTTATGGGTTACCCCAACTCGGTAGTGTATCAGTTCTTGGAACCAAAGTTTTGGGGAGAGAGATTGCTACAAATGTCCTCCTTGAATGACATACTACCGTCTAACGGATACGCCATAGTCACCGATAAGTGGCCCCTTGAGTTCAACCAACCCTCCACAATCATCGCCAATACTCACACATGGGCATACACTGGTTATATTAACTACAGTAGAGGCCTACTAAAGTACCAGACCACAGATATAACCAAAAAGTTATCGGCCGACTTCCAAGCCTACACACTGTGGAGTGGCCGGGTGACCGTAACTGGCATTAACGACAAAGGGGAGATCATTCAGTTTGGCCCCCAAAGACAAGCACTCACTGCCAACTACTATGAGGCGACTGCCCCAACCCTCAACCTAACTAACAAGCAAATCTATGAGGAGCAACCGTATGTTGAGTTCCCCTCACAGGTTGTTGTCTACTCAGTGGATGACATTTCTGGGGGCTTTAACGGGAGCAACATCACGTTCAACCTCACAAGGGCAGGGTTGGCTATTCCCCCCACTCAGCTAAAAGCAGAGTCTATGTTTGTGATTCTGGGGGCGGTTGTCCAGAAGCCTAATGTTGATTACAGAATAGACGGGAACCAGATTACTTTCCTTGGGCAGGGTTCCGCACCTTTGGCAGGAACACTTTGTAACATAAGGGTATTTACAAGTGTAGATTCAGAGAAGACTCTGATATCTGTTCCATTCGACCTGGAAGAAGAGTTCGATGGCACTAATACCATCTTCACTGCTTACTCACCCTCTATTGACATAACTAACCTTGACATAAACTCTAACAATACCTTCATTATCCTGGGTGGAGTTGAGCAGATCCCTCTAGCTCAATGTTATGGCACCGGACAAGTCCCTTGGGCTTACTCCCTAGAGAAGAATAGTAATGGTAAACTGACCATAACCTTTAACGGGGCTCCCCCGGTCAACACAACCATTGATATACGATCAGTCTGCACCGCTTCTTACTGGGCATCCCGCTCTGTCTATCCAGTTGCTGTCTATTCCTTGGACTCCATCTCAGGCCTATTCGATGGGGCAAGGGTTATCTTCGACCTTACCTATCAAGGTAAGACCGTGAGTGCGACATCCGTAACAGAGGAAAACCTAATTGTGAGTTTGGGTGGTGCCGTCCAGGTACCGGGTGTAGGTAAGTCCTACACTGTAGAAAACAGCCAAATCATTTTCTCCGATGCTGTAGATGCCCCTAAACCTGGTACCACAATCAACCTCAGGGTGATTACCAATGCCGAGTTTATTAACTGCCCGATTCAAGGTAAGTACGCTGGCAACTTCCTGGAGTGGGGTCCGGGTCTAGTTATTTCACTGGCTGATAATGCTAACGAAATGGCTAAGGATGTTAGTGATCTGACTGTGAGCGTAGATGCTTTGGCCCAAGAAGTTGAGGCACTTATCGCTACAATAGGGGTGACTAACGTGGTTTCAAGTGGTGGAAGTACCGGGTCCAGCTCTTTAACGATAACCGGAACTCTTTCGGCCCTAATTGCCCCATCTGATACAGTTCGCATCTATGACGGAAACTCCTACCTGGGGAATGCTACGGTTAATGGCATAACTTGGACGTTTACCGACAATAGAGCATTCTCAAATAACCAGGTTGTAGTCTATGCTGCCCGTGTATCAGATTCGGCTGGTAACATGTCTGTAGCTCCAAACTCATACGAAGTGACTATTGATACGACAGCTCCAAACATCTCGGCTACCGTGGTAACAGTTGCTCAGCACCCTTCATCATGAGGTTAGGGTAAAAGAATGTAGTAATTCTAAGTGAAGGCAACGTGTCTCTAACCAGATCTCAACTACTGATGGGTGACAGCGGTCAGGGACCGCTTTTGCCCAATCAGGTCCAAGGTGTTAAGAAGGGAGCCGGGGTATACATAGGTACCGATGGTACGATTAGCTTTGAGGCTTCTTCCGCAATCGGGGTAGTCAAAACTAATAACAACAGTGCCTACAACTCGTATGTATGGCCTAACGCTGCCCCGCCTACCAACAGCTTCCTGGTAGCAAATGCCTCAGGGGGCCAAATCAACCTGGAATGGGACCCGGTGCCGGTATACGGTCTGGGGTTGAACTACACGACCCCTAACCTAAAAGTTGGCATCCCTGTCGCTGATAACAATAGCCAAATCCCTGCGGCTGGAACTAATGCTTTAGGGGCGGTTCGTGGCTCCCTATACTGGAACAGCGAGTATAAGAGGCTATATGTATATAATGGGACTTGGGAGCCTACTTCCTACGGCCCAGACTCCCTAACCATAGCACTTCTAACAGGGAATCATCATCTGTTCGTCAACCCTGAGATAGGGAGTGATTATTACATCTCTGGTGAGTATGTAGAGCCCGGAGAAGATCCAGTCCCTGCTCAGCAGGCTAAATACGGTTACACTCCTCAGAAACCCTTCAGAACCATCCAAAGAGCAGCTATCGAAGCTGCAAGGATTCAGAATGGTTCCGGGTTTAGCCCATTGTTTTACGATAGAATCGTAATCCATTGCTCTGCTGGTGAGCACATTGTTTACAATGACTTTGGGTCATTGTCAGTAACCATTTGGGAGGATGAGACAGTCCCCACGAACACTCAGCTCTCAGATATGAACTCCAGCACTTACGCTGGCGTGATTCTCCCCAGGGGCGTGTCAGTTGTTGGCGAGGACTACAGGAAGACAATCATTCGCCCCAGCTACGTTCCCGAAAAGACTGGCAACATCGAGACCGACAGGGCTTCAATCTTCAGGGTTACTGGTGGCTCCTTCTTCTTCGGGTTCACATTTAAGGACAAGCTAGGTTCTACCAACTCCCACCACCTGCTTGATTGCTTTTCATTTGTCTCTGAACTAGAGCTAGAGGACTACTACGATAAGATAAGGACGATTTTCCAAGAGGTCAACCCCATCTATGTGGCAAACCCAGGTGAGACGGAAATCGTCGCCCCTCAACCTCCAATCAACCCAACCCAAAGCACAGACGGTGTTATTGGTTCCTCACCCTACATTTTCAACTGCTCAATCCGCTCTGATTACGGTCTGTGCGGTGTGAACGCTGACGGGAACCAGGTAACTGGATTCAGGTCGATGGTCATTGCCCAGTTCACGGGCGTTTCCCTACAAAAAGACCCATCCTGCTGGGAGTTTTATGACCATGATGACGACGAGTGGAAGGTCATCACTAACTACAACAGCTACATTGCCATAAGTCCTAATGACGTTAGGATGAGACCCTCCAGGAGAAACTTCCATATCAGGGCTGTCAACAATGCCTTTATCCAAGAGGTGTCGGTATTCGCCATCGGCCAAGGTGTCCATCACTGGACACACTCGGGTGGTGAGATTTCGATTACAAACTCAAACAGTACCTTCGGCGGTTGCGCTGCAATCGCAGAGGGTTACAAGTCTGTAGCTTTTAAAAAGGACACTGGCTGGGATGTTTCTTATATCAATGTTGCTACGGACTTGACAGAAGACATTAACAATGTCAACAGGATTTACCTGGGAAGAACAATCCCAACCTTGTCCAATACTGCGACTGAAATTGTTTTGGAGGTTCCTCTAGTTGATTCGGAGCTTACCCCAGGGATTCCCGAAAAATTGGCCCGGTTTGGGTACACATTTACCCCAGATAGCTATTTATGGGTTGAGAACCCTTACGGGTACGACTTCAGAGCGCAGCTTACATCTTTCGCATGGGATCCCGCCATCCCTAATCAGATATCTGTTCAAGCAGAGATGGTCACTCAACCACCTGACAATACATCCCCTGGGGGAACCTCTCCTACAGGGGTTGTTTATCCCGACTTAGGTGGAAGACAAGTATACATCAGAAGGCTGGTCGATGTTAGACCTGAGAGTAGAAGGAAGTATAGCTTAGACCTTTCCACTGATAACCTGACCCTTAGAGCACCACTCAGGGATTATGTTTTTCAGACAACTCCCGGTAGCGGTTCAATCACCGAGACCATTCCTGACAGCTCCCTTCTCCTTACAAACGCATCATCCTCTATTCCGCCTGGGAACTTTCCCCTGCTGAAAAGAGTCAATATCGTGCTAGAAAGGGGGAACCCTGATAGTGAGTGGGTTAGCGGCGACTACTACAGGAAGGGGGATACTGTTAGGAAGGATAACAAGCACTATACGTGCATTTTGCAAAATACAGATGCTGTGTTTGACCCATCCCATTGGAGTGAGTCCTACGTTCAAATGGCGTCAGATTACAATGCTTACGACTTCCCTGGAAACACCGCCCCAATCATTATCTTTGACGATGACACGGACGGCGATGACGTTACGACGAACTGCGGTTACAATCTGACGACAGTTTGGTCAGACCCAGCATCCCCAATCGGTCTACAGTACACATCTGCTACAGACTATCGGGGGGTCTATCAATTCCTAATCGCTATTGGCTTCACCGAAGAGGAGACATTTAACATTCTGCTTCCTACCACGAATCAACTTCGTAAGCTGAATCCGGCAGATCCTAGCGATATGAAGGATTATACTCCTGGTTCTGGTGGGGTGGCGTCCGGTCTGGATAACTGGGCGGTTGAGTTCAGAAGACCCTCCCTGATCCGCCTGTTTTCACACTCCTGGGAATGGGCTGGTTTCCTCAACTATACCAAGGCCCTTCCCCCTTACCAAGGTGACCTATCCCCACAAAACCAGTTCAACTACTACTTTACCAACAGCATGGGCGGTAAGGTGTATGCGACCGGATACAACCAGGAGGGGTACCTTATCACACCGGCCGGTATTACCGACCTCACTACGAACACAACCACAGGTGTTGCTGACATTGGCAGCCAAGACCAAGGGGCTTTCCCAAACTCTTTTGACAGCTTAACCGTAAACAACCTGACGGTCAATGTTAGCATGTCAGGTTCCCCAACATTTTCACCAGAATTCTACGAGAACCTGCTTCAGTCTGGTCTAGGCATTGATAACTTTGGTCCGTTCTCCAAACTTTCCGTACCGGTAGGTTCAGCACCCCCGCCGACCAACTCTACTGCCACAGGAGCTAAGGAAGGATCTCTGTATTGGGATAACTCCTTAGGCGTTCTGTTCATTCTGTATGACGATGGCAACTCCACCCAGTGGGTTCAGGCTGTCCCCTCTGGCAGTGGTGGAGGTGGTGGAGGAATCTCCCAAGTCATCATTAGCTCAACACCCCCCGCAACGACTCTCAATGCCGGTACTCTGTACTGGAACTCAGTATCCGAGACCTTGTTTGTCCTTTATGATGATGGAGTTACAAAGAGTTGGGTCGAGGCGTCTCCCAATAATAACGCCGAAGTAATCATAGATTCTACCCCTCCGGCTACTACTTACGACGCTGGCACGTTATACTGGAACTCTACATCCGAGACCTTGTTCGTTCTTTATGACGACGGGGTTACGAAGCAATGGGTGGAATCTAACCCACCTCTACCTATTGACATACAAGTATCAGCAACGCCACCATCCACCCGATCTAACGGAGATCCCTTACAGGCGGGAGACTTGTATTTCAATAGCTCCGTTAACAAATACTATAACTGGGATGGAGCTGCCTGGGTCTCAGTGGCTAGCCCAGCTTATGACCCAGAGGGGTGGTTTGGCCACTCTTGCGCTTGTTAACTAAAACAAAATCTCCCCTCCCACATAACCCCCAATAAACCTATGGCTATCGGATTACTAGGAACAGGACAGACGGTTGGCGCCTCCCCTGTAACAGTTTATACTGTGCCTAGCGGCATTTCTCACGCTGTGGTACACATCACCCTTTGCTCTTCTGACTCACCGAGGTATGCAAGGATCAATGGAGTACCTATACTTATTTCGGTAAATACCTCCACTATAGACACGTGGAACTTCGCCACGTCCATGATGCTGAGCCCTGGAGATGTTGTTTCTGTAGCGGGAGGGGCTAACGCAAATTGCACAGTTTCAGGATACGAAGTTCCCCTTTGACCCACCATGCTGTACTACTACAACTCCAACGCTGAGGGCGATGATCCCAAAGTGGTTGATAAAAACTGGATTTCATTTTATAAAGGAATAGATCCATCTAAAGTCTCACCTGAAGACTTAGCTGCTCAGGGATTTTACTCATACACAAGGCCAGAGGTTCCTCAGTACAATGAGGATATTTACTCCATAAGCTGGGAGTTCACTGTAGAAGGGTTTAATGCGACTGAGATTCACTCCCTTGAGGCACTACCTTTAGGGCAAAGCAAAGGGGTACTCATCCAAAGGGTAAACTCTCAAGCTTACTCTCTTCTGTCCCCAACAGATTGGGTGGTTGTCCGTCAGGCTGAGTCCGGTGTTGCTATTCCAGCCGAAATCTCCACATGGAGGGAAGCTGTAAGGGCAGAAGCACAGCTTAAAAAGGAATCCATCGAGGATTGCAAAACGGCCAAAAGGCTAGAAGCCTATGTAAGTAGTGAGGACTACTTGACGTGGCCAACCCTCTCCACCCCCAACTGAAAAGCAGGGTAAAATCCATTAGATTAACTGAAAAAAGATGGCAATTTTAGACTTTCCGGCTAACCCGACCCCTGGAGAAACCTTCCTAGCCCCTACAGGTGTTCTATACACTTGGGACGGGGTTAGAGAGGTGTGGACAGCAGCAGCAGGGGGTGGACCCGCTCCTGGAACACCCACCGTAAATACACCGTCCATTACCTACCCTATTGATAACGGGTCAAA